ATTGGTAAGCGGGTGGCTAACATAAAGCCTGTTGTCATTTTCATCTAAAGATAGAGAGGCTGGGCCTGCTGATACTGGTATTTTGAAGTATTCTTCACTAATATCATTTGGATTAACAACATAGATTTTATCCTCAGATTGTGATGAAATATATAATAGATTATTTTGACTAGAAACTAAAATGTCATAAATTCCACCAACTGATATTGCTTCCTTGTATCTAATTGACAAAGAAGATGTAAATAAATCATAGTTTTCATCTCTTTCGTATCTATAAAGAACGTTACATTCTGGAGAGGCTACGTATAAAGTCTTTTTTGGAATTAAATCAACTATGTTTTCATAATAATGCAAAGTAAATGGTTCACAGGTTTGGGTTGCTGGACGAAATAGCCAAGTTGATAATTCAAAAGAGGAAGTATTTAAAATTAGTATTCTATGATCTGTTACTCCGTCGCTACTATCAGAAGCTGATATAAAAATAGCCCCAAGACTTGGAGCATGAAACAATCTAATTGGTCTTAAGTTTAAGTCGATGGTATTGAATGTACTATTGCCTGTAAGATTTATTGTTAACATCGTGTTATCTAAACTATTGATAGCAAACATAATATTTGTAGACTCATCTATAACAATATCAGATATACCCCTTGGGACTGTAATAGTATTGTTTATTGAGTTTGTATCAATGTCAAGTATGCTAATTTTGTTGCTATCGTAATTTGTTACATAGGCAAGTCTGTTGGCTGAGTGATATGCAATCCGTTGTGGATAAGTGCTAGAACCGGTAAGTATATCTAAACGTGTATCAGAAAGTGTATCAAAAATAGACACATTGCTAGATTCAGAATTAGCAGATAACAATAAGTATTCTGAGTTGGGGCTTCGCGTAGTTGTTGTTGTGACGCGAACATCTTCGTCATATATTCCTGCATTTCGGTATTGCAAAGACGTTGTATATAGAGAACCAGAAATAGTTTCAATAAAACTATAGTCTGCTATGTTAATGGCCCCAATTCTGTTATATCTATCTTGAACATATATCTTGTTCTCAGATTCATGAATAATAATTTTGTGGAGTATGTTTAAACCCTCTGAATTCATTGGCCCAAGCTGTGTCGTGAAGCTAGCTGTAGATAAATCATAAACAAGAAAATAGTAGCCTGCGGTAATGTATAATTTGTTTCTGATGCTATCTACTAAAATATCTTGAACTTGACTACTACCTGAACTTGTTTCTGAACAATCTATTGTTTCTATTTCAAGTTGAGTTGCTGTATTTATTATTGAGATATATCGACCATTAGCAACATACAATAAATTATTAGCATCATCTAACGAAGAAGCTTGCATATTTCCCGCTGTAGATAATTCTATATCCGAAACTGGTACATGTGTCATATTGTTTTCCTCTTGTTGTTACTCATAATTCATGATGGAAACGTTGGGTAAGTTGGATTAATATTAAAATAATATGGGGGAACACATGAAGCGTTACAATTAGCGGTAATAGATGTACCTTCATGCGCAATGCAATCTTCGCTCCAATCTGCGTAATTTCTTGTTTCACTATTACCTTCAACATCGGTGTAAGTAAAGTCTTTACCACTAGCGGCAATCCCAGTTAGATCCCAAACAATATTTCCGCTACATAAAACAATCCAGTTTCTTGCTTTAAATCTACTACAGGTGAAAGCATCGCAAACATTATCAAAAATAGCGCTCTCCTCGTATTTGGCTGTATAAAGATCGTATCCAGTAAAATGATTAGCATCATAAGGGGAAATCCAATCAAACTTGTTTGAAACTAAACCATTTGAGAATGTTAGTGTAGCAGTATATGTGTTTAAGTCGTAACCACTATATCCGTCGCACGCCTTTAAAGCTCCAGAAGTACTGTGAGTTAAGTTATAACCAGTAGTGTTACAAGATTGACCAAAACAAGCAGGCGTATTACCCTCATAACCGCCAGCTTCAGAAAAAACTAGACCACCTAACGCATCATAAGCCTTAAACCACCAAGCAGTACCAACACCAGAAGCCGTTACACATATAGCTAAACATTCTGGACAAATATCAAGATCACCAGCTACATAAGGAGTTCCTTGAGTACTTAATGGTCCAGTATCTATAATAGCGTTAGACAGAGAGGGGTCATTGCATTTGTCGAATACTTGTAAAGCATCTGGTATTGTAAAAGTTTCGAATTCAACAGAGGTTGGCGTACCTGAACCTTGAATACAGGCTCCACAACCATCAACACATTCTTCAAGAGAGGTGTAGCCAGTTCCTATTAATGCATACACTGTATCAACGTAGGTGTCCGAATTAACGCATATATTATTGTAAGGAGTATTTAAGTTTTGGTAGCAGGAAAAAGTTCCGGGTGGCGGGGTGGTAGTTGTTGGACCAGAGGTGGTGGTTGGACCAGAAGTGGTGGTTGGACCAGAGGTGGTGGTTGGACCAGAAGTGGTGGTTGGACCAGAGGTGGTGGTTGGAGTTGGACCAGAAGTGGTGGTTGGCGGCACGGTCGTTGGTGGTGGAGAAGTTGTTGTACATGCAATTCCACAAACGTTAAGATTTTCATATGGTCCAGAATTTAACTTCTGAAACAAAGGATTGTACTGAGTGTGGGATATGCAGGAAGACATTTTGTTAAGAAACCTTTAACTAGTTTAGTTTGTTAAGGTGGTGTGGGTGGCCCACACGCGAACATGACCAGCATCTACACCAGTACCGTCGTTTTGATTCGCACCGATAGCAACCCTACTGCCGTCGCTACTCATGGCAACTGAGTAGCCGCTCCGATCACCAGCCGCTTCACCGTCAATGTCTGCACCCACCTGAGTCCATGCCCCTCCGTCCCAACTGTAAACTCTAACATGCCCTGAGTAAGTACCTTTGCCGTCGTTGTCATCTGCACCGATAGCAACTCTACTGCCGTCGCTACTCATGGCAACTGAGTAGCCGCTCCGATCACCAGCCGCTTCACCGTCAATGTCTGCACCCACCTGAGTCCATGCCCCTCCGTCCCAACTGTAAACTCTAACATGCCCTGAGTAAGTACCTTTGCCGTCGTTAAGTGGGGATCCGATAGCCACAGTGTTGCCGTCGCTGCTCATGGCAACTGACCAGCCGCTCCAATCACCATCTGCTTCACCGTCGATATCAGCACCAACCTGAGTCCAAGTTGAGCTAACAATATCGTAGTCGTAGACGCGAACATGACCAGCATCTGTCCCTGTGCCGTCATTAAAATAAGCCCCGATAGCAACCCGGCTGCCGTCACTGCTGAGCGAAACAGAGTAACCGCTCTCGTCGTTAGCCGCTTCACCGTCAATGTCTGCACCAACCTGAGTCCAAGTTGAGCTAACAATATCGTAGTCGTAGACGCGAACATGACCAGCATCTGTGCCAGTGCCGTCGTTGCCATAAGCCCCGATTGCAACGCGACTGCCGTCGCTGCTCATGGCAACTGAGTAGCCGCTCAGATCACCAGCCGCTTCACCGTCGATGTCTGCGCCAACCTGAGTCCACGTTGATCCAACTAGATCATAGACGCGAACATGACCAGCACTAGGGCCAGTACCGTTGTTTTGATTCGCACCGATAGCAACCCTACTGCCGTCGCTACTCATGGCAACTGAGTAGCCGCTCCAGTCACCAGCCGCTTCGCCGTCGATATCAGCACCAACCTGAGTCCAAGTTGAGCTAACAATATCGTAGTCGTAGACGCGAACATGACCAGCATCTGTGCCAGCAACGTTATTGTAGGGCGCACCAATAGCAACACGACTGCCGTCGCTGCTCAATGCGACCGAGCGACCGCTCCAGTCAGAAGCCGCTTCACCGTCAATGTCTGCTCCCACCTGTGTCCAGTTGATCAAATTTGTCGGTGGCACAGTTGTTCCACAAACAAAACCAATACCATCTAAAGTATTTGGAACTACGCTATCACTAAAGATAATTTTTTGTTGATTAGTAGAAATATCTTCAGCTGTTAATACAACCCAAGTTACTCCGCTATGACAACGACTAGTATCTATAGGAAATATTTCACAATCTGGTAAATAAACTCCAGATTTTGGATCTGAAGGAACATATGAAGAAACACACTCAAGCATCATTTGAGTGTTGTCGTTTATTTTAAGGCCATCTGGGATGTAGAAAAAAAAAGAATCCTCTCTACTTCCGCACCGTGGGTCATCTACATTACTTATATCAATAGTCTTATTTGCATATAAACAAGTGCCATCATCAAAGAATAATTTTGGAGTAAAAACTCCTCTGATACAACAATGGCCACCATAACTAGCTGGCAATAGAGATACATTTGTTTCTGGTATAAGTTGAGGAGTAGTTCCGTCTGCCGCATTGCCTTTATAATAAGCATACCCCTTTATGGTAACTGGCTGTAAACAATCCGTTACGGGTGGATCTGGTGGTGGTGTTGGCTGTATAGTTGTTAAATCTTCTATACATTCACAACTTATTTGCGATAAAGAATATCCAACTGGACACTGTATTCCATAACAAGGATAGCAAAGCTTATAAGACAAGCCGGTTAATCGTCCCGTCATATTTTTGGGATCATTGCTTGTAATCGTAATGCGAAGATGTCTTATTCCTTCTGGCTTATAAAATTCATAATATCTGGCCTTATTACCAAATATTTCTTGACAACTATCAAAAGACGATAAATCACTACCATCAAACTCACCCGTGTTAACAAGAGTTGTTATGTCGCCAGTTTCACTAATTGATTCAATTAAAAGGGAATCTCCATACTCATATGTATCAACGACCAGTTCCATTCTATGTACGTGACTATCTAGCGTATATATTTCAACGTATGGAAATTCTGGAACGTCTTCGTTGCATGTTTGCCTGTATGTTTTAGTTAAACATGGATATGGAAAGGGGATATGTTCAGCAGGACCAATACAATAATACCCCGGAGCTATTGTTGTAGTAGTAGTTGGAACTGGCGGCTCTGGTGGAGGATCTGCAACTTCTTCTTCTTCTTCTGCAAGAACATAGACTTTATCTCCTGTCCTATCTAGAGCGTACAAAAAGTCTGCATCTTGGAATGCCGATGTAATATCTATAGTGGTTGGAGAAAGCGCAATAGTGTGTACAATTCTATTTGTGTTTAAGTCAATTTCATAAATATGATAAGATTCACTAGTGGCGTATAATCTGTCACCATATCTGTTGATATTTTTAATAGCTGCTGGTGTTAATATATGACAAATTAATTTAGATGTATCTAAGTCTATAACAGAAATGCCGGTTCCATCAACAGAAGAAGCAACGTAGGCTTTGCCCCTTTCTGGATAAAGGCTAAAAGCGTATTCATCAACCCCAGATAGAATATCTATTATACTTTCTACGGAAAAACTCCTGAGATTAATTTTTTCTATACCATTAGGGGAAGGTCTTAATAAATAATCTGGATCAGAAATTGAAGAAAACAAATATGGAAAAGAAACGTTTTCGCTCAATATTAAATATGTTTCACCGTCATCTAGTGTTGGAAATGCTTTTGATCCGTCTTTATTCCAAGCTCTATAGTTGCCGTCAACAAGTTTATATATCTGCTTAAAATTTGTTATATTTTCAGGATCAGATAAGTCAACTGTGGGACCAACATATCTTACAATGTTAATTGAAGCGTTTATTTCTATAGTACTTGGGAGAGATTCTGTATCATCAATTAAAACATATGAAGATGGGGCAGAATCCTCCGATACAATTAAATACCCTTCTCCATAATCAATAGTTGGAAATGCTTTTGATCCGTCTTGATTCCAAGCTCTGTAGTTTCCATCGACAAGTTTGTAAATTTGCTTGACGTTTGCAATGTTGGGTATATTCGCTATGGTTACAGAATTAGAACTCCCAAAATACTGGGTTAATTGTATTTTAGAATTTATTTCTAAGCTCATACATCTACCCTTCCATCTGATAGTACAACAAAAGTTTCACTAGAATCTGAAGCTGAAATATGTTTTATAGTAGCTCCACTATATGCTACAGTGGCAGTGAATGTAAATAGGTATGAGCCATTCTTGTAAACGTCAGAATTGAGAGGTAATGCAGATGTGGTTTCTGGAATATTATACAATATTTGATCATTTTCTGTACCCAAGGCAAATACTCCACCGCTTCCAGTTGCCTGACCATCAGAGCCTATAGTAATTGTTTCTGTAAATGTCAATGGAGCCTCCGTGGTTGAAGTTGTGGTTGCTGCCACCTTTATGTTCCCAATGGCGGCGGTGAAATCATAGCCAGCTGCTGGGAAGTCCCAATCGTAGTCAGTAGAAATTAGAGTTACTGATGATATATCAGTCGTAGTATTATTTCCTAGCTGACCATAATTATTGCGACCGGTTGCATAAAGATCACCAGCAGCATTAATAATAACTGTGTGATAATTACCAGCAGAAACCTTTAACCAGTTTCTCTCGTCTGTGAGCTTAAGCATTGCTGGGACAGTAGAATCAGCAGAAAGACCCATAGAGCCATACTTATTAGTACCACAAACATAAAGCTCTCCAGCCTGATTAACAGCAACCGAGTGTTGATATCCAGCAGCTATGGACAACCAGTTATCAGTTAAACCAGCGTTTGGCGTAACTGAATCTTTATCAACCGTAGAGCTAGAAGTCTTGGATACAGGTGTTGGGGTATTCCTATTTGATAAATCATTAACAAACGTAGAAGTTGTATTTCCTTGATCGTCTGTGGTAGTAGTTAGTGTAGCGATGCCTAATTGGCCTTCTGTATTTCTGCCCCACACAAATAACTGGCCTTCTCTATTGATGGCCATAGTATGCATATATGCAGAAACATCTGTCCAGAAAGAACCGGAACCAATTTTAGTTGGAATTAAAACATCTTCGAAACTGCCATTGCCAACCTGACCATATTCGTTGGAACCCCAAGCAAACAATTCGCCTAAGTTATTAATAGCAACAGTGTGAGAAGTACCACAGAAGACTTTAATCCAATTGTTAGCAGTTCCAACTTGGGTAGGAACATTATGTCCAATCCTAGTACCATTTCCAAGTTGACCGTTAATGTTGTAACCCCAAGTATAAAGCTTACCTTCAGAGATACCGGCGCTGTGATAATCTCCAGCAGCTATATAATTCCAAGATCGTGTAGTATCAACGGCTACCGGAACGGCAGCATCAACCTTTGTTCCATCGCCAATTTGACCTTGATTATTCCAGCCCCATCCGTATAAGTGAGAGTTGTCATCGATGGCTAATACATGGTAGTCGCTGGCTGAAAGTTGAACAACATTGCCAACCTCAACCCTAGTTGGAACAAGAGAGTACAGTTCTGAAGTTCTAAATCCAAGTTGATTATTTCCATTATAACCCCATGTATAAACATGGTTGGTAAATGAAGGTTCTGGTGGAGCGACAGTTGTTGTAGTTGTGGGAGCAATAGTTGTGGTGCTGGTAGTTGTCGTTGTTGCACATTCGCTATATATTGGACAACCATCAAACTCACCGCCCTCAACAACACCAACAATTGTTCTAAACTGATTTGCTGGACAGTCTGGTGGGAGAGTACAGTTTGGTGGCCAAGTAGTACTTGTTGTAGTCGATGTGGTGGTTGAAGTCGTGGTGGTTTCAAAAGTTTGAATTCTAACACGCTTCCAACCTCCGCTTGTTTTGAAATAAGCCCAAGTGTCATCAAAAGTAATTTCTCCAAGATCGCCATCAGCATCGGCACTGCCAACAGTTTCATACTTAATGTAACTATTACCAGAAGGTGAATACAATAAGTTTTGCAAACTTATATTTTTGTAAGACGAGTCACTGTTGTCCCATAAAACCAAGCTATCACTACCTTCAGTATTTGCGTTTTCTATGTAGTTATAGTCATTGAATGTTGTTAAGTTTACAGTAGAAGTGAAAATTACTCCAGACATTAAGTTGGCATTATTTACGCTGTAATATAACTTATCTGGGGCATCTTGGGGAACAGTGAAAGTAATTTGATCGTCATGCACTCCATTGTTTATGACACCATCAGAATATTGATTGTCTGAATCTGCCGTGGGACTAGTCTTTATGAATAATGGATAATTTTGTGAACCACCAACAGTATTAACATTAAAGTAATACGTAAGACCTTTGTGCAATTTGAGTGTAGGATTTTCATCGCTTTGACACCCAACGCCATCAAAGACTAATGCCGATTCATCTGAATTTAGCGTAACATCAAACTTTAGTTTAAGATTATTTATTGAAGCATCAAGATCGCCAGAAGCTGCAACTAAGTTGTCGTGATTAATTGAGTCTGCCAACTCAAAGTCATTTCTAAGAACACCAGAAACTGTTTCTAAGTCAGCACGAAGAACTCCAGAAGCTTCCTCTATATCGGCAAAGCTAGCATAAAAAGAAGATAAGTCAGGGATGTCATTTAGGGTAATAGATCTAAAATTTGGATATGAATCATTGCAAACCTCTGTGCCATCGCCGCACACATTTGGTTCTGGTCCAGCTAGGAAAGTTCCCTGAGTTTGTTCCTTAAAAAGAATTATCTGATCCACAGCCCCAGATAAATCAAAAACCAAATCAGTTCCCGTGTTTGAGTCTAATTCGTTGGCTTCGAAATGGATTAACTGACTACCACCAGCATATCCGGGATCTCCGTTATTAGCTGATGGGAAAACTACTCCGTCTTCTCCAACGTAAAATCCAGAAGCCTGAACGCCATCGCCACCAACATCTAAGGGATACTGAGGATTAGATTTTCTAATTCCAAGTCTTTTATTATCTGTATCCCATATAACATCACTATCGTAGTTAAGTATATTTGATGAAGCCCAGAAAGCAATACCACTAGCGCGAGGAAAGTTCAGTGGAGCCACACCAGAGCCGATATAAACAGAGTGAGTTGCTGGATAAGTAACATATATCTCTTTGGAGCCTAAGCCAAAAGCAACCTTTACATCATCAGAGCCAACGGTGCTTGTCCTAAAAGGCATTCTAGTGATACTGTCTGATAATCCACCCCCATCATTAAAAATGCCAGATCCAACCTCATATTCAATACCATTTGTGGCTGCATAAAATAAAAGATCACCATCGTTATAAATAGATCCAAACGAGCTAAAACCATTTGATGCTCCTTCTAAAATAAAATCAGAAGTATCAGTGGTAAAACTCGTTTCTTTAATTCTATCAGCAAGTATAATTAGATTGTCTGACATGTTTTCCTCTTATTATTTATTATGGTAATTGTGGCGGTGGGGTGGTTTCTTCTGCAACTTCATCAGCATGAGAAAGTCCGAACACAACTAAGTCATTAACAGCGGCATCAACATACGTGTTGTTTAAAGTGCTTAAAACAAGAAAACTTAAATAAGTAGAAGTTCTCTCGACAATACCAATACTATTGATAGAAAAATCTTCAGCCTCATCTGAGTCTGTCCTAGCATTGCTTAAGCCAATAGCTACATATGGAACTGGTATTTCGTCACGAAAGGTGATTATAAATTTTCCGATAGACGTTTTTTCTATTTTCTTTATATTGTAAGAAGCGTTCACTGTTATTGATGATCCACTACTGGCATCAAAGTTAATCCAAGCTTTTGCTACACCCTTTGATGTATCGATTCTTGAAGCATCATCATCAAACTCAACAATGGTTTTACTTCCAACGTGTAATGTTTCCACATCAGAAGTTTCATCGTGTGAAAATTTAACTCCTCTGTCATTAGAATTAGTAACGCCCGGATTTGGATTTCCAACAGAATTCAACCAATTATTATCTAATCCCAGATTACCCTCCATAGGTCTAACGCCATTAACATTGAGGTAATGTAAGTGGTCATCATCTAATAAGGAATTGGGTTCTAACTGGCCATGATCTAAATTTTCAACACCCGGAAACGGAACTATTTGAATAGCAGGATTGTCGCCAAATTGAACTCCAGAACCAGCTATAAAAATACCATTCTGGCCAGTATCATCAAGTCTTTCGGCCTTAACATTTTTCTGAAAAGGATATGTAGCATTCATATTTGCTTCAGAAATAATTAACGGTATAGAGTCAACAATATCTTTCATGCTTTCGCGTACATCTTCTGCTGTAATGTCTCCAGAATTGTTGTTTGCAATTGCGTTGCTAATATCGCTTTTCAGTAAGCTTTCATTTTTAGCTGTCATCTAAAATCTCCTTTAATATCTAAAATAATTACCACGATGATCATAATCGCTATGAGTTCTAGCTACAAAGTCACTTCCCGGACTGTAAGGACCGAGGATAGCATGACCAGCGAGGCTATTTCCAGCGCGATAATCAAGCAGCATTTGTTCGTATTTTGAACATAAATCTTTGTAAAGAACAGTTAAGGTTCCAGAAACACCCCTTAAATCTATTGCGGATGGGCCGTCTTTTATAGATATAGCATTTCCAGATTCTGCTCTAACCTCACCACCAAGAATTATACATGCACACTTTAAGCTGACTAATGCAATAAAATCATCGTCTTCTGTTCCAGAGTCAGTTGGATCTGGAGAAAGTTCGCACTGCTCTACATTAATAGTGTAGTTATTCTTTAAATCCGTTTCAGTTGTTAACAGTTGTGCTGCAACCAATATACTTGTTTCTAGCCTTTTAGTAGTATATTTGTAATTAGATGAATCGACATCACTAATTAGATGTCTAACCATTGTAGATATTTGGCCTTGCCACGACATGTTTCACCTATAAATTACAGTGTACTTGGAAGTTGTAAATATCAGTATAGTAAATCCCATTGGCCAAAACAACCTTTGCTTGTAGCTTGTAATGACCAGCTTCGTCTAAATCTCCCGCAATAGTATCGTAGTAAACTTGACCATCGACACCAGATAATACAGTGCCAGCCTTGTGAACAACTTCATCGTCTGGCTTTTTAAATATCATCGTGACAGAAGTTGCTTGAGAAATATCTACAACTACTCCATCGTCCTTGATGGTGGCTAAAAATCTAGTTCCAACATCATTTACATGTATTTCGCTAGCCATACTATTTCTTCAATATGATAGAGGCAGTCCTAGTAATAGACAATGTAATATTGATAATTTTCATAATACAATAGTCTCTTCTTTTTGGAGGTTCATGTCTAGAGTAATAGTATTGTTTACCGATAAAATGCTAGTATTTTGCTGCTGGATATATAAAATAAATCCATAATCTACTCCATTGTAGTAGACTGTCTCTAGCGTAGACATGGGTAAAAAGCTAAAAAAACCAAACATTATTCCTCACTTAGTTATACACGAAATTCAGACACCTGACGGTGGAGTAATGATATTATTTTCAGCGCCCAATTGCATTACATAACCAATTAGTGCGGTCATGGCTGTTTGTAGATTGGAGTCTGTGTCGGACTTTTCTAGCATATTCTCAACCCTGACCCACTGGCCATTTCCGGGTTCTAGTTCTGCTACGCCATCAAACATACCGTATTTGTGTAGTTTGACTTCGCCTGTAACGTCGCCGTTAGGATCAGGAGCGCGAATAACGATCTCCTCAATCCACACCCTGTCATAAGTTTTAGCGGGAATGACCGCTGGATCAACTGCATTTAAAATTGGTAATTCTGCCATATTATTCTCCTTATTTAATAAATTTGATAATTTCATCTACTAGTTTAAGTGATTTTAATTCTTCTGGACCAGAAGCTTTAACAATACGTGGGTCTGCTGTTACATCTCTTAGGTCTTGTTTTGTCTTTTTTATTTTATCTTGTTCTTCTGTATTTCCAGATTCTAAAGCTTTGATAAACTCTAAATCTAATTTTTCCAATATGGGCGCTCTCTCATAACGAAGATAATCTTTCCATATCTCTTTAGCTTTGTTCATATCTATAGAAATCATATTATTCTCCGTATCCGTCAGGATTTGAAAAGTCTGCTGTCCAAGCATATCTAAATGTTCGGTCTTCAGGTAACTGTTCTTCTTCTATTATTAGATATGGAAGTCCAGTGGGTGTATCTTTCTTGGCGATTTGCTCTACTGTTAATCCGCAACTTAAAGACGGATGTATTACAGCTATCGTTTCATATTCTGGATATATTATTTTTTTCATATTTCACCTAAGTTCCGAAAACAGCGTATGCGACATAAATAGAGTCATATTGATTAGGCGTTGTGCCATTAATTCCACCAGTAAGGATTCCAAAAGAAGTTGTCGTCTTGCTCACAACGCTTGAGCTTGTACCAAAAGTGTTTCCTATTCTATGATACTCATTAACAACAACACAATAATCCGTACTGCTCATAGTAACAGATAAGTTTACAGTATGACTACCTACGCCGCCATTATCAGTAATACTGCTTATGTTGTATTCTTGACCTCTCGCGTTAGTTGATCCGTTATAGCTTCCCCAAGCTGCTACAGATCCTGTTCCTCCACCACTTTGGTTTTCCCAAGATAATACTCCACTGCCATTAGTTACAAGAACTTGTCCATCTTCTCCATCTGTATTTGGAAAGTTGTATTCGCTGGTAACGTTGTTATAGTTATTTTCGCTTACTTTATGTAATATAAATTCGCATTCTCCAACAACTGTGTCAACATTATTTGTTTGATCTGCATATTCTCTCCATGCATATATTTCAAGATAATCTGAAGAGCTTAACTGCAAAACAGTATCAATATGTAGATTAAATTCGTCTCCAAGGCCAGCACCTCTGCTATAAGTAGAAGTTCTAGTTTCAGTAATCTCCGTACCGTTTTTAAATACAGACATTCTAATGACTGCTCTATTAGTGCCTGTATTATCTAGGCCAACACTAGCACTTAATTTATAAAAACCACTTTCACTAACAGTAACGCGCTCTGGATTGGTCACATTGCTATGAGAATATATTGTAGACTTATAAAATTCGCTATCGAACCTTATAGCCTGCCTGCTGGCATAAAGCTGATTTACATTTTCGGTCAGTGATGATTTTTTAATATTGAGATAATGGAAAGTTCCTCCACCAGACTGATCTTGCCATGTTAAAACTCCGCTACCATCAGTTACTAGTACTTGATCAGCAGAACCATCTGTTGTGGGGAAAGTAAACTGGTCGTTAACGTTGATGCTGTTGGCGCTGAATGTTCCGTTAACATCTAGTTTGTAGGACGGCGAAGCCGTCCCTATACCAACATCTCCAGCAAAATAATTTTTATCACTAGAACCAGCTTGGTAGAGACCATAAGTATTAGTAGAGTTTAGTATTGATTGTATGTAAACACCGTAAGCATTTGTAATACCACCATTACCAACAGATCCAAGGTCTCCATTTATATAAACATCAATACCCCTTGCTGTATTAATGTTTCCTGTGCCTTGGCTATAATTTAGAACTCTTGACTGAATGCCGTAAGCAACAGTTAGGTTTCCGTTGTCACTTTGATTATTGATACCGGCATAAGTTCTAAGTCCAAAAGCTCTATCTAAACTACCTTCATCAGATAATACAGATATGATCTCATGACCCATTATGTATCCATTATCAGTAATGCCTGAAGCAACATGTCTACGCATGTCGGTATAATTTCCGAATAGGTAATTTGTGCCACCACTTGTGGTGTAATGATTTGCGCTTACATATGATCCATATTGATAAGATTGATTTTCCGTAGTTTGATAAACATTAAACTTTCCAGAAAGCGAAGCTGTACCAACACCAACCTTATCAACGCCAGCACTACCTCTAACATAAAGCAGATATGGATCAGCATCTCCTTCTACTCTAAAGTTAATAGTAGCGCCGCCATCATTAAATATAGCCCCATCGCTATTTAGTTTAAACAAATCTCCAGTAGAACCAAATTCTGCCGAAGCGGGCTTAATACGAAGTTGATAATTAGTAGAATTAGCTCCAGCTCTAATTATAGCGTCACATCCAGAGTTGGCACTAATGAGCGTGTGGTCGCCCTGACTAATGATCATGTATTCAAAAGATGCTGGATCTTGCGTAACATGAGACAAGCCCTGATATGTTGTACCAAGACAGTCACCCAGAACCACACCGTCTGTAGTTTCTTGTCCGTCCTTTGTGACCATAATACCATATGGGCCACTGGTTGCGTCGTAGCTAACCTCTAACCTTGTATCGACGTTTGGATTGAATTTACCAATACCAACGCTATCGTTTGCCGCGTCAACACGAATAACATTATTATCCGTAGTACCTCTAACTTGGAAGTCCGCGTCTTCATTGAGCGGATTAATGGTGATTTGCTTACTGGCAGTATCCGCAATGGTGATACGGGCTACGTTATTTTGTATGATATTAAGGTCTGCGTCCGTTACGGCACCTACGTATACTTGACCATTACTTCCACCAGAAGAAAACGCTTGAAGTTTAGCCTGTACGCCGCTGGCGTTTTCAACAAGAAGGCGAACTGCTTCATTGGTTGAATCTGTAACGTGAAGCTTTTCTGTAGGCGAACTGGTGCCTATGCCAACGTTGCCGTCACTTCTCATTGTCATTACTTTAGTTCTTTCGTTCAAGAATTGACCATGTGCTAAGTCTATGTCTAATCTGGTTCTTGAATCCGTACTAGAGTTTTCGTATCTTGACAAACTAAAAGCAGCTGCTGCTCCATAAGCTTCAGTAGAAGTTCCTTGCCTAGCCAAATATAAAATATCTTTTGGGTCATTGAGAGTAGTATTAGAGGTGGGTGTTTGATGCACTACCATCAGAGAATTGGTATCATATGAGTAATTAGCATCATCTGATACTTCTAAATTAATATGCAACTTAGTTGCTGGCGAAGCCGTCCCTATACCAACCCTATCTGTACTAGCGTCAGTAAATAATAAATGTTCGTCAGTATCGCCCTCTACTCTAAAATCAACATTTCCACCATATTCATTAAATACATATCCAGTATCATGCTGGCGATATGGTCTACTAACTTGAAGAGTATTATTAATAGTTCCTAAAGTAGTCGTAAATCCAACGTCCCAGCCATCAGCCCAATTGGCCATTGTAAAATTCGCCCAACCTCCAAAAAAATTACTAATAGAAACATTGGCATAATTCCATGTTGTAGAAGCTCCTTGATCTACATTATTTGTGCCTATTTCAGAAATATAAATAGCGCATTTGGTTCCATCATGACCAAAATGAACTTTATATTTAGCAAAGTCATTGTCGCTGTCCATCATTGCTGATATGTTTACCCATAATGGTGTAGGATTTCCTGTATAGTTATAACCTCCAACTCTTAATTTTTTGATTTTTTGACTAGCATACTCATAAATATCTATATCAAATGCTAACATTGTATTTGTCCAACTAACTGGCAGTGTAATTTTCAAATAGCCAGTTTGCAGAGAGCCTGTAGCTTCAAATGTTCCACCGCCGGGATAGGCCACATAGCATCCATCATCTTCATGTCCAATACCACCAGTACGGGTTCGTATAGTTCCGTCAACATCTAATTTTTCTGAGGGCGAAGCCGTACCTATACCAACACTTCCATCAGCAGTAATCACGGTAGTATCATCAAAAGAAGCTAATGGCCTGAAGCTACTATTACTAGACACTCTTAATAGGGCGCTACTAGCACTCGTACTACCAACATTTCCACCAGTAAATTGAAACAAGCCAACATTGTTATTAGTAACGCCAGTTTGTGCAACATTGAGGCCATATTCTGTATTTGCTGAAACGTGAAGCTTGGAGGATGGCGAAGCCGTCCCTATACCAACCCTGTCTTGGTAATCCACCCGCATGACTTCAGAGTTATCAACATTAAAAGTGATGGCAGATCCAGCAGCGCCAGACCATATGTCTGCATTCAGCTCTATTATACCATTATTTTTTGCTGTAATGTACGATTCGTTAGTGTCTTGCCCCATAAACATTACAGCGGGATCAACACCAACACCCCTAATAAATAATCCATCTTCATCGAGATTAGAGTTTGATGTTTTAACAAATAGTTTATAAGTTGGATCACTTTGTCCTATGCCAACAGTTTTCTGGCTTGCGTCTGTTTGGAATAGATGTGTTTCTCCGTCTCCCCCTACCCTAAAGTCATAGTTTCCACCTAAATCATTAAATACTACATCACCGTTCTCAACGTTCAGTTTTGTAGATGGTGTAGCCGTCCCTATACCAACCCTACTATTAGATATATCCACATGAATAGTACCATCTGCAACTGCTTGATTACTTGAATTACCTACAAACAATCTGCCCTCATTTAAGTTAGGGGTAGCATTGGTACGACCAGCGCCCATGACTTTTATAGAGCCAGCAGAATTGTCTCTTCTTGTTACTTTAGCGATTTTTTGTATTTGCGAAGACTCGCCAGTAGGAGCAGTTTTAGTTAGTACGCCAGCAGTATTACTAACATAAAGTTCGTCTCCCTCATCCCAATCTGGAGTATCTGTATCTATGTTGTAAAGCGAACCAAAAGTAATAATATTTACATTTGCGTTATTGTTTACAGTTTCAGCGGCTATTCCAAAAGCTGGCATTTTAGAAGAGTCATTAGCGTCTGCTTTAGAAACAACGGTTTTATTGCCTGATATGCCAGATATATAAACTACGTCGCCCTTAGTTAATGCTTCGCCAGCTTTGGCTGTAAAATATATAGCGCCTCTTAAATTACCAATAAATTGGTTGGCTTGAACATCTCCATCTATTGTAATGTTACCAGTACCAACTATGTCGTAACCGTTAAGGTCTAAGTTGCCATCTAGCTGGCCGGATAAAGACACGGACACGCCACTCCAAGCTACTTGGTTTGATCCAGCGTAAACAAGGCTATCCCCAACATTACCAATGCCGGTCGGGAAAGTATATTGGCCGTTAATATTTAGGGCATCAAAATGACCGCTACCAACAACAACATCCCCGTTTACTGTAATATTCCCGGTTCCTACAATATCAAAGCTATTGAGATTAATGTCTCCACTTAAATTGCCTGAGAGCGGTATTGTTGTGTCTATGTCTGTCCAAGGAACATTAACAACAAGATCATCATTACTATCAACCTGAATTGCATACGTTCTATTAGCTGTGCTGCTAACAACGTTTGGAGAAACAGACTGAATGGTGCTATCTACGTTGGCATGAAAAGTAGTGCCAACAAGAGACAAGCCAGAGCCATCAGTATATGTAGTATCTGTATCAACAACAGTTTCTGTTGCAGTAGTTATTCCTGAAACGTGACCATACGAATCAAGTAAAATGCTTTGTACGTAAGTACGTCCAGAATTATTAGAAGAGGTAGCTGATGAAACTGGAATATGGTATCCAGAGTGATCGCCCCAATTATAAGCCTGAGTCCAGAAAGAACCGGAAGAAGAAACATCAGTATACGCACTGTTCCAGCTTTGAATTTCATTCTGTGTTATAGACTTAATATATCCACTTACTGTTGGGTCTTGTTCAGTAAACGACTGCAAATATCTTCCATCTAAATCAATATCTATTATAAAATCATCATTTCTTAACAAAGTCAATATGCCACTATTGTTTTGATTAAAAGTGCCACTAGTAATATATGTATCATTGTCAATTACTGTCTCAGTAGACGTTGATATACCAGTTACATGACCGTATCCATCAAGAAATAAATCTTGTATATATGTTCTTCCACTATTGTCAGAAGATTGGGATGCTGAAATTAAAGGATGCTCTGTTAGATACCTACCTTCTAAGCTAGTTGATACTGTGCTGTTATCATTTCTGGTGAGTGTTAAAATTCCACTATTATTGTCAAAATTAGCACTAGTAATTCTTGGCAAATTAGTATCATCAAATAAAGAGCTAAAATCTACAGCAAATGTTGTTCCATCGTCTCTAGTAAAAGTAGCTATACCTGAGCTATCAACAGATCCACTAACTAGTCTAGCTAAATTAGTGTCATCCATAGACCAACTTAAATCAATACTATTAGAAACTCCAGATTCATCAATATAAATTAATTCTTGGGTTACACTGTTTCCAGATAATGATGTTAGTGTTTCATTGGTAATATATCCTGCTTCGTTATGATCACCCCAGTTATAAGCCTGAGTCCAGAAAGATCCAGAAGAAGAAACGCCGCTATACGCAATATCCCAGTTTTGAATTTGATTTTGTGTTATAGATTTAATATAGCCGCTAACGGTAGGATCGCTTTCCTCTATATTTCCAATTGAAAAATTGTCTACATAAAGATTTCTAAATGGATTGGACGATGATCCAAGGTCATACTGCCCACTAACAAGAGGCAAGAAATGCCCATCTGAAGAAACTGTAAGTCTGCCAGATGCTGGAGCGGAATCAGAAGAAGATGTAGCCAGTACTAAACCGGCTGGATTTGAAGATCCTGTAAAAGATCCTTCTGCCTGAGAATAAATTTGCGATGCGATATAGGTAGATGCTGCGCCATCAGATTCTGACGGCACAGCAAAATTAATTCTACCTAAAATATCGCCGCTAGTAATAACATTGTCACCACCAGCGTTTTGTAAAGTTATGCTATACATACTAGATTATATACCAATTTGAACCATCGCTAACAAAAGTTAAGGTTTCATTTTTGTAATAAAGCTGCCAATGAGTTGAGCCATCAATCGTATTAGACGTTCCGCTTCTAGTAATTACAACGTCATTAGAAGCTGAATCTTTTCTTTTTACAATCATGACTCTGCCAGTATGTGGATTTAACCCAGTAATTTCTGGCAAAGAAATTGTAACACTAGCGGAAGTGGCATCTACTAATGTTATATCTTTTTCGGCAGTTTTACTTGTTACTGAAGCTGAGTCAACAGTTTCAACAGTTCTGCTTCTTTTTTCTTCTGTTATGCTACTATTTTTTACTACAGCGGTTACTTTTTCTCCAGTAGTTACAGTGAAATCAAGGGTATCACTATCATCAAAGTTAGCATCAGTAAATACTATTCCTTCAATAACAGAATCAGCAATACCAATAACACCATCGGCGTTAGCAGTTAGATTGGTTCCAGCAAGATATGATCCCAAATTATTTACAGTTGATCTTTGATGAGTAGAGCCATCAGAATCAAGAATTAGGAATGAATCATCAGTAGCAATATTAGCAGTTGATAATTCATCAATTTTTAGATTAATTGTAAGATCATATGGGTCTGCGGTTGTACCGCCATCGGTATCAGTTAAATCAATATAGATGCCAGCGCCGCCAGAGAATTGTATGTACTCACCATCATCAACTTGAACTTCAGAACCATCTTCATCTCTAATAATGAAGTTACTCATTGAGCCAAGATTAGATGCAGATAACTTTCTTAAGCTAGCGCCGTTAGCAATAAGGAAATAATCAGATGCATTTAGCACAGAAGCTTCTGTTTGATCATTAATAGCATCAGCAGTAAGTTGAGCATCAAAAACTACATCTTGACTACCATCAAAATAGCCGCTGCCAGTCAATTGGTCTGAAACGCCAATATATCTTCCATTTTCAAGAGTCGTTGCGGTGTCAGCATTACCCTCTAAATCAGCAACTAATATGCCTTTCGTATAGCCAGTTCCAGCAGTGTTTATAGTTGTCGTTGGCTCATCTTCTAAAGAATGGAAGAGCCTAAACTTGCTGTCTGTAGCGTCTCTAAAAAGACCGGCATATTCATCGTTGACACCATCGTTATAAACACCATAAAACCCAATATCGTTTATGTTAGCGCTATTTCCACTAGCCAAAAATATTAATGGGTTTTCTACAGTTAAGTTAGACGTACTAACAGTAGTTGTTGTGCCAGCAATTGTTAAATCCCCGACTAGACTAACATCACCATTTGCAGCAATAGTAATTGCTCCCGGTGTAGTCATGCTACCAATTGTGCCACCGCTATCAGATAAGCGAACTTTAGAAGCGTTCAGGTAAGTTCCATCAATTGTAAAGCCAGCGTTGGCTTCATAAACTTGGTCAGATCTATTATGCCCAAAATAAACAATTCCGCTTGGTATATGTCCACCAGAAGTGCCGTTATGAACATCTGTTTGGCTTGGATGATATGACATTTTTTTTCTCCGTTAGGGTGTGTGTGATATACATAGTATTATACACTATACTATGTACCAATTTGAGCCATTTGAAAAAGTGGAAAGTGAAACATTTAAGAATTGAATTTCGATTGAATTAGAAGAATCTATTGATTGTCCAAGATGTGGATATATAATACATTTATTGTTTCCAAGTATTTTTTTAAAGGTAATAGTAAATCCTTCTGAGCTAGATGCTTCTGGTAGAGTAATATGTACATCTCCCGAAGATGTATCTATTAGTATAAAGTCATCATCGGGGAAAAGTGAGTAATCTGAAGAAATTGTTTTGTATGATCTAGCTCTTGAAAAGTTACTAGAAGTGGCAGCAGTTCTTTGTATTGTTCCATCAGGAAATTTAATTCCTTGATATCCACTCTCTAAACTAGTTGCGTATCCAGACTGATTAAGCAGGAATGCAGCTTTTGCTGGATATGTGCAAAATACATTAGAAACATCTCTGAGATTTATCTTATTGTTATTATTACTGCTTAATAATACTGCATCTCTGGATAAACTGTTAGTAGATGCGTGGTAAGTTCCTATGCCTATTTCAAAATTTTCATAATTCTCTATGGTGTAATAGGTTGAATTACCATCACCTATGGCTTCAGAAAAAGTTTGAAAGCTAGCGAATGAGTTTTGAAAAACAACATCGCCAAAACCTTCAGAAATAGAATTTTGTTTTACTCTGTCGGATAAAACGAACATGGTTCAACCAGAGCATAAAGCCTCTGTTTCCTTTTTTTAAAATTATCCGCAGAAAGTCAAAGATTCTTCTTTACTAATCCTTATTGGTCTATATTCTGAATTGATTTTAGCAGCAATTACATAGGCGTCTTTTTTGATAACAAGAGAAGTGTCTCGGTGGTGAATTTGTACCACATTTCCATCTGGTGTACGTATGTTTGCAATAGATGGATTGTTATAGCTAGATGGTTTATCTATGTCATCAATAGCAAATCCTTCCACGAAAATAGATGCTATTTTATTTTCATTATCTGTAACTTTGTTGCTAATTGTTGATATTTCATCAATAGAAGTTGATGAAGATAATTCAGATCCGTCGCTAAACAAAACAGAGCCAAGTATTTTTAAGTCGCCTTTTAATTCTGCGAAAGGCTGATTTTTGTTTGCATAAAAATGATCTTTAATAATTCTTGGTTCAGAATGATTTAGAACAAGCAACGTTGAAGAATTGTTACCGGTGAAAGTAAAGTTAAAATCAGACTCGGGTAAATCTGCGCCACCCCTATCTACAATTTCTATAGAATTAGAAGTAATGGAAACTGATTCGGTATTACTTTCATTGGAAACAATGAGCTTGCCGTCGTTTGGTAACTGTAAAAACTTGTTGGCATTATTTGGACCTAGCACCCCGCTCATTAAAACCAAATCGTCCTTAATGCCTAACAGGAAATTATAATCAGAATTAATATTAGAACCCAGACTGTCTGTACCGAAGCAAATATTATAGCTATTCGTGGTACTTTTATTTAAAGATCCATACCCTATAGCTAGATTATTAGAGCCTGTTGTTAAAGCTTTGCCAGCCTGAGATCCGTATAGCGTATTTTTGGAGCCAGTAGTAATATCCTTTGAGGATTCAAAGCCAACGCCGGTATTGTGTTCACACTGAACGTCAGACTTGTTATCAAACGAATTTAAGCCACCAAATGTATTATCATCATCAATAAAAAGAAATCCATCAATAGAGTTAGACGGAGAGCGGACTAGATCAAACTTATTGCCAGAAGAATCTATGAACATAAGTGTAGAGGATTGCAGTTCTCCACCGGCTTTTGCGTTTACATAAATTGCTCCATAACCAGATGCGGCGACGGGATCTTCAGCAACATGCCTCATCCCGATGGATACATCTTGGCGATAATAATCGCCCATATTGATCATGAAGTTATGTGTGCCACTAGTGCTGTTAAAAAGATCAAAACTCTGGTCATTAAAACTAGCGGATTTAACGCCACTATAAGAGAATTCTAAAGCATTGTCGCAAACAATTTGAGCATCACCTCTATTGTTCGTTTCTAATAATATTTTGGAAACTTTATTGTTTCCCCTAGAATTAATCCTAATAGTACAGTCTTCTGATGTGTTAAAATCCCCTGTGTATTCAGGTGAATAGTTATTTACATCAGTTATGGCAAATATTTTTGAAGAACTATCTCTATTAATTACCAGTTGATTAATTGGTATACGTTCTGAGTTGCCAGACTGTATCTGGTTAGAAGATTGAGAAAATGATTTTATTGAGAAGCATGTTCTTCCCGGAATTATTGTTGGATCTTCAGGAGAGACGGTAGAAGGTAGAGTGTTTTCATACTCAAGTTCAAATCCTTCGTAAAGTCTTCCATAAGATATATCTTCGTTTCCATTTGCGTTACTGAAAAATCTTTGAGCTATTTTTGATGAGTCTGAAGTTGTGACTAAGAAAGATGTTATAAATTCACCGGTATTATCATCAGAAACAAAGTTGTAGTTACCAAAGCCTAAGCTATTGTTTTCTAGAAAATTCTTGTCTCCAAAATATAAATAGTTATCTTTCAGAGATAGTACATTATTGATTTCTCCAGATTTAAGATAGATATCAAACTCTGGAAGTGAATTTATTTTGCTGGTTCCAATGTGTGCAGATTCATCCACCTCAATACTAATGTTAGATTTCCAGAAAGACGAATCTGTTGACTGAGTATCTAAAACTATGTGATAGTCTGTATCTTCTGGATCATCAACATAGACAGAAAATCCAGCGCCGTTTACCTGATCTTTAGTTAAATATGGCTGAGTAAGATTAGAACTTTGTTCTAAGGCATAATCATAGAGAGAATATGGTCCACCGCCATCAAAAAATATTTCTTCTGGTTTAGATGCTAGATTTAAAGTCTTGTTTATGTAATGAGAGCTATATATGAACTGAGCGGAATTTATTGTTGCTGAATTATCGATAATGATATCATAAGCGTATAAAGATCTAATTCTATTTGATGAAGAACCAAAATCATATACGTTGTCTGATTCAGGAATGAGAGGAAAATTAAAAGAAACTGAGTCAGGTGTCTTAGAAAATTTTTCCGTACTCGATAAGTAAATATTATTTGAATATAGTTTGTTCCAAGTGAGATTTTCTGAACCAAGATTAAAAACAGAGTCAGTAGATGGAATCGCATTGCCGCCAACATGTAGTACGGCATCTTCAGTAATAATCTTGGTATTTATACCAAGTATATTGTGTAATAGATCACCTTTTAAAAGAGGAGTAACATTATCACCACTAGTATCGGTGCAGATTGTCGAATCATTAGCGGGCGATGAGCCAAGGTAAAACTTGTAGTCATCTTGTTTGTCAACGTAATATCCAGCACCATGACCGATAGCTATATTGAAACTGCCAGTCCTGCCAGAAAGTAAAGAGTAGTTACCAATACCAACATTACAAGAACCAGTTACATTTCCAGCTAAAGATTGAAAACCAATGGCTACGTTGTCTGAACCAGAGCTATTACTTTGAAGAGAATAGGAGCCAACGGAGGTGTTCCTTTTGCCATCAAAATTAATTCTCAAAGAAGAAAAACCAAAAGCAGAATTATCTTCAGTAGAATGGTTTGGTAGATGAGTTCTTTCTAAAGACTTTTCTCCAAAAGCAGATGTTCTGGAAACTATAGTCTTAAAATTAGCACTATCAATATCTTCGTTTTTGATAAGTTCCGAGATGGAGTCAATAATATCGATTAAATTATGACGAACATGGTAAGGCGTGATGGATTGTGTTGCATTGTCTGATAGTTCGTTTGAAATATTATTAACTAGCTGATATTTACTTAGAAGCATTATACCTTATCCTTGAATTAGTTAAGATTGATTTCTAATGCGTTTATATCAAATTTAATGTTATCTCCAGTGTAAACATATCGTGGATTATTAAGCGCAGCATACATTAACAAATTGCCCCCCTGATGATCAGAGCTATCAAGTATTGCAACACCTGAAACCCAACCCCAATCAGTTGTTGCTGTATTAAAAACAATCTGTTGATTATTTTTTATGAATCCATTTCCTTCATAGCTGTCTAATCCCGGATCAACAGACCCACTGGTAGTTACCGATAAGGGTCCAAAAAATGAAATTCCCGGATGCTCAGAGAAAGTATATTCTAGCGATGATTTGGCTTGAGTGTTAGTGTCCTGACTGGTAGCGACAGTTTCAGACAAGTACAAGGGATAAAAGAAATTATCCTCTTCAACGTCTTGTGTGTAAACAGAAAATGCAGTAGACGTATCATGTCCTACGGCATTCCACTTAGAATTTCCATCTTGACTAGGACTACCAAGATCAACTCTTGAGTAATTTGTATTAAAAGTAGTTACGCCAATAACTACATTTTCTGGAAGTTCTGGAATAGTACTTCCTGTATCGTTTTCTTTTGCTACAGAACTAGTTAAAGCTATTGAAATATTAGATGGTTTTTCAAATGGATTTGTTCTAAATAAATGATTCAAAATTCCAGATTCTAGATAATCTGATAAAGCAGCCATATTCTTCTCCCGTGTTTGATCCTAGCAGAACCCATACCTTAGTATACACCAAAAAAAGCCACCCCCCACAAGAGAAGGTGGCTTTTATGAAAGAGCTACGATCTAGAAAGCTTAGAATGAGCCAAGAATGACCCGTCTGTTGTCTAGAACGCCAAAGCCAAGCTCTGCCCAACCATAGTAACCAGCTCTCTGCTGACGATGAAGAGTGGGGTCTTCAAAGACTTGAAGCTGTTCCTTGACTGGCATAACAAAGCTATCATTTGATGACTGATCTAGACCAACGACAATCTCATCGTCGCTGATGCCAGTTAGTGAACCACCGAGATCATCAGCAAAGAAGCTCTGGTACTCTTGGCCTTCGCCTAGCTCATCAAGATCATGAACATTAACACCAAAAATTCTTGTAAGTGGAGCGCCACCCTCTGGTGATGTGTAGATCTCACGACGAGTAACCTCGTCAACCTGATCTAATCCCCAGTTACGGATATCCTCAAGAGCTTCTGGTGAAACATAAAGGTCTGTGAGGCGACCGCGACCAACAGAAGCGCTATTGCCACCAGAATTTCTACGCATAACCGTCTGCATGAGAGATACTAATCGTTTGCTGAATAAGCCGCGAGTAGCATCACCATCATAAACAAGAATGTTACGGTCAACACCAGCTGCAAGGAGCGTGTGCCATCCGTCATCATTCATCTTCTTCACAAAGCCAGCTTCCATGACTTGCATGGCGCGACCAACGATATCCCAACGTGCTTCCCGAGCATAACGTAGAAGATAATCTACGGATGAAGCGATGCTGTATGTTGGAATCATCACGTAGTCGCCTTCAACCGAACGCTCTGGAATTCTACCGTGACCGGGATTGGTGTAAGCAACATGCTCACCCTCAAGGCCGGGGCTGATTAGGTCAAGAGGAAATTCAGTAGTTGAACCAGCTTCTACATTGATGGTTTCAAAGATATTACCAAGAATGTTCCCAACTAGAACACCCTTACGAAGAGGAAGCTCAAGAGCTTTTGCGAATTCACGCTGTGCAGCCTGAGCTACATTGATATCAGCATCCCCGGACTTACGGAGGAGACTGATAAATTCATCACTAGGTCTTTCTGTAATAGGCATATTAATTTTCTCCTTTTATTTGTTTGTTCAGGGAAGGTTAACTTCTACTTTGGCATAGCCGTCAGCATCTACATTACTGAGGAATCTGCCAATGACAGGACCAGAAACAGCCATGCTAAGTTTGCCAGCTGTTGCGCTAGCGTAAACGCCAGAGCCAGCTTCAACATCCTGCACAGAGTCAATCATGTCAGTAACGACATAGCCTTTACGAAGCACAGTGACCTTGCCACCCTTTTGCACTTCGTCCTTGTGCTGATTAAGATGAGTACGAGTAAGATCCTTGTTAACAACATCGTTCAGAAGGATGCCAACAGGAACCTGATCGCCATCTTGTGCAACATACTTCACAAGGTTTACTCCCTGATCCATAGCAGCACCAGTACCAGCGGTATCATGACAGACTACGCCACCGCGAGTCGCAATTCCTTCATTGTAGAAGAAACTAATATCTGTCTGAAGTTCAAATCTATCTGATTTTAGAGCCATAATTTATTCTCCTTGTTTTTACTTGCGTAATACGTTGGTTTCAAGCCACTCTGCGACACTCGCTCTGGTGGCCTGTAATTCGTCAGTTTCGTCTGAAGCATCGACTAGCGTTGCTTCAGTTGTTTCTACTTCAGCTAATGCTTCTTCAGCTTCGGCTTCAGCTTCGGCTTCTTCAGCTTCTACTTCTTCAGCCATGTTTTTCTTGGGCATAGCAGCTTTTTCCTTGTCTTCTTCGTCTTTCTTGACGGCTGCTTTTTTCTTATCCATCTTAGTCATTGCTGCGATGATGGCTTCGAAAGTTGCATCGTCAAATGATTCGTAAGAAGCAATTGATTCTTCAGCTTCTTCGGCTTCAAAACCAAGTTCAAGAAGAGCAGCCTTTCGGGCTTCCATCTTCTTTTCCTTCTTCATCTTATTAAGTTCTTCCATCTTGTCCTTCATTTCTTCTTCGCTCTTAGCGATTGATTCTTGAAGTTCAGTGACAGAAGTTTCCTTTTCGGCCAATGAAGCTTCTAGAGCTTTAATTGCTTCTTCCTTTTCGCCAAGTGTGGCTTCAAGTTTAGCAATTGACTCTAGCGTTTCTTTTGATGCAGCTTCGGCAATTTCAGCGCGAAGAGCTTTATTTTCTTCTTTAGCAGAAGCTAACTCAGACTGAATATCAGCAAGCTGCTTCTCTAAAAGACTATTATCTGCCATAATATCTTCTCCTTGTGAAAAAGTAGTTAAAGTTATATCGTTTAGGGAATAAGCTCTACTGGAATCAAGAATAATACTCCTCGGGTTAGCTGGCTTGGATACAAGACCTTTGCCAGAAAAAGAAATATCCCTTAATAATCTTCCAACCTTGTATCCCTCGTACTCGCCAGTGCCGCCATATGCTCTTAAATGCTTGGTTAAAAATGCTGAATCTTGATTTCTTTCTAGTGCTTTGGCTGAACCATTTTGGTCTAACAAAGAATAATCAAAACCGGCAAAAAGACACTCCATAGAAACAAACCATTTGCCTTCTTCAATTTCAGCAATAATTTGCTTCATTCTGTCTCTATTTTCTTCGTTCGTCCAACTATTATACAAAACAGCTTCTGTGATTATATCAAATTCATCAGGAGCTTCTTGAGATTCTATTCTATTGCCCTCTTTGTCAACAATATAGCTTCCAGTGATATGACCGATTATATCATTTTCATTGTGCATGAAGTTAAACTGTTTATCTTCTGGAGTGTTTCGTGCGGCCCAAGTTTGAGAAGCTTCAAAAACATCATCATTCTTGTTCCAGCCAGTAGACACTAAAACAGAAGTTATGTAATATAGATCAATTTGCTGCGGATTTGCGCTAGATGCTAAAATCTTTCTTGCGGTTCTATTCAAAGAATCATTACCAGAATCTTTATAAAGAAGAGCTTGAGAACAATACGCAACGCTAGACTGAGCTTTTACAAGATCAGACACACCGTCTTCTATTTCTTTTTCATAAATTTTCATGTAGTATACCTCTCAAGATTACTATACACAAGATAAAAAATTTTTGACAATTATTGGACTTTTTCAGCAACAAAAATGGCTACGACATGCTTTCTAAATAAATCGACTGGCATGTTTGATATTGAAATATTATTTTCATTGAGAAGTGTTTTAAAGGTTTCTGGCGTTGACACATTAGCTTTTAATATATTACAAATGGCTTTATCTGTGACTTCTTCAAGTATCGGTAAATTCGTGAAAACATCTAGCTTAATAGTCTCTAAATCCTTAAATTGAGCTTTTGTTAATTGCCTCAAGTTTTTCTTTGACAAAGAGTTCAAATAAGCATTATTAACAACACTTGATATTTTATCCCAAGCATTATCAGACCAAACTAACAGTTCAGCAACTCCGGGTGTAGATTTTGGCTTTTCGCTTCTTTGTTTTCTTGGTACAGAGTCTTGAGAATTAAACGGCCTTCCTTTAGGCTTGATGTCCGTATTGGTGTTTTGGCTTGGTGTATTTTTTTGTTTTTGTTTTTCCTGCCTTAGATTAATTTGTCCTTGCTTATCCATTTTTTCCATATCTTGCTGATGATTTGGATTATGGTAAGGACTAGCTTTTGGTGGGCCAGAGTTTTCTCTCTTGTCGAGTTCTCTTTTAATTCTGATATTTTCAATCTGAGGAATTTCTTTGAATCTCTCAAGAAGTGTTTCGTGACTAATAATATCACGATCAGCAAGTTGTATGAGAAGATTCTTTTCGGCAGCTTCGTCTGATAGGGTCATTTGATCAAATTGTATATGAGCTTTATATCTGAATCCCATAGCTTGTCTGACTAATTCCAATTCCTTTTCCCAGAAGCGTAAAAGTTGATCTCTTCCATACTGTAATCTTTCCAAAAGTGTTTTTAGAGATATGAAATTGTTAGTAAATCCACCACCATTTGTGGCCATACCAGTAAGTGTTGGCGGTACACCGAGTCCAGCATAGATACTATTCAAAACAGAGGTATACTTTTCAGAACCAAGGAACTTATAAACTTCGCTACTTGATTCCTGAAATGACAACTCTGGACCCCATACGAGTTCCATAGTGCCACCACCAACATTACTGGCAAGAATGTCTCTAAGTTTATTTATAGCAGCTTTATTTGGTAAAATTTTATGATCTAAGCTGCCCAAAGTCCAGAGCCTAATATTTGATATTGCACCATCAAGCGCAGACATATCAGCAAGACGCATTTTTTCTAGCATAATAATATCGTCTAGAATGGCGTATATCATAGGGTTAGCCCACTGTCTCCAATCGTCTTTTTTGTAATAAAAAACACTTAGACGTTCTTGATCTAATGGTATGTCTTTGTCGCCCCTGATTAAGCTTTGTTTGATTGTTGGAGGTAACGTCTCTAGCACATGATTTGGTATGTCACCAGCTCTGAACTTATCAAAAAATGAGTTAGTAGTTATTGTGTAATTCTGTAATCCCATAAACAAAGAAAGGTTTCCGTCTTTCATTTTAACAGTTAATGGATTAAAGAAATTATACCTCCACGGAATTTCTTCTTTTGTAGAAGAAGGTATCTCTACCTTGATGTCAGAAGACAAAGCCTTCATATACTGCTTCAATTTAGGAGTAATATTGGCGTAGCTTCTATAAATAATAACATTGCCGGTTTTGTATAGATTATTAAGAAATCTTTCAGATCTCTCTTTACCGTTAACACTTCTAAACCATTGTTGATAAAACTTTTCGACAGATTTATCTCTGTGTACAATTTGAATCCCTTGACTTCCAAAATCACCCATTAAGTCAATTATATTGCGAATGATACCAACTTTATCATAAGCATCCATACACATTTTTATAACACGACGTTGCTGCTGCGGGACAGCCTCTTCTGGTCTAAAAGCATAATAATCACTAGAGTGAAAACCGGGGCGAACAGAGCGGTTAGGCTCAATATCTATAAAATGACGATAAGTACTACCCTGAGATTTGCTTAAGCCACTATAAGAATCTACGTTTTTCGAAAACTGAGACATAGCATTAGCTTTGCTGTTTTCGTCTTCTTCTCGCCAAGTTAGCATATCTTCACTCATTTTTTACCTCAATTGAAATGTAATCGCATTGCATATTTATTAATACACATCTTTCATCTGATCTGAGAACCAACTTGGACCAGTGTACATATTTTGGTTATTATCTGCTTTTTTATAACCACCAGTAGCAAATCCACCATAAAATTCATAATCTGCCTGCGTAGGAGTTCTATGCAATATTCTAGCGGCCATGTTTGCCATTAACAATGCAGAATATCTATCTTTTCTCATTTTGCTTTTTTTACCAGTTCCTACGATCACTTCTGGCGTATCCCATCTGTCACGACCAGCAGATGTTTGAGTCATTTGTATCATTGACAGTTCGTCCTTTAGTTCTTCTATGTCTAGGACGCACTCCTCTAGTGTGTCAAACATTCTGTTTTTGATTGAATCTTCTTGTTCTGAGATTGCTAAACTTACTGTGTCGAAATGGGGAAATAATAAAACTTTATCCTCAAAGTCTTTTCTCATTCCATGATTTGCTTCAGCTAGCCAGTCATATTTGGCAAACTGGCACATCTCTAGTATATGTAAGCCTCTTTCGCCGTCTGTGTCTTTGGGCTTATCATCATCTATGGTTGGCCATATTGCAACTTCTCCATCTTTAATTTTATCATTATCATGTAATGACTCCATAACGGCAACGCCGCCACCTTGAGCATCCATAGCTATGTGAACGCATGGGAACAGCTTCATTAAGTCTCTAATTTTTCTAGCACAATACGCATAGAAGTCAGTTTCTGTTGAGTAACCTCTTTTTACTTTTTCTTTGTGTTCTGATCGCGTGGTTGTCCAACAGTGAACTATTCTTCTATGATCAAGACTAATTTCTAGAACAACAATGCTAAAATTATCTACTTCGGAAGCTGGGTCAACGCCAAATATATAGCGTTTATCTTTATCGCCCATGAGGCTTGCTTCAAAGAATATTGGGTCATTATTTTTATTTTTGATAGATCCATCCTCTGTAACCACACAAGACTCTATGAGCGAACGTTTAAAGAATCCTTGTGAGTCTCTTGTAAAGCAAGCTCCATACTCCATCTGGTAAATACCAGCGTGAACAGTAGCCTTTGATCTTGCTACCTGATCAGCATCCATAAAACCTTTAGGTAAAAGCTCATACGGCATACGTATAATCGAGTATTGGGTCCAATCAAAACTTTCTGGTGGATCTTCTCCAAATATTTCACGAAGTCTAGATGGGTCGCCTTGACTTTTTATGATTGATTTCCATTTTTTCCAATAAGTAGCGAAATGGTTAAAGTCATAGTAAGCAGTGCCAGAAAGAATAATTTGATTATCTTTCTTTACCTCTTTTTCTTCTATTTCAAGTTGAATGCCAAGTTCGTTTGCTTTTTTTTGGGCAGCTAACCGCTTTACGTTTTCGACGGGATCTGCACTAACAGCGGCAAAACCAGCAACAACATTTTCGAAAATCTCTCTTGGTATAGAGGCAAATTCATCAGCAATGATATCGTTTGCTCTCTGACCTCTGATTTTCTGCCCATCGCCAAGCGGAAGGCAAGTAACAGTGCTGTCGTTTAACCGTAGGGTGCATCTATCAGTATCTCTACGTGGGCCACTATCTCCATCGCATATATCTCTTAACATTGGAGAATTTCTCCATATCGTCTCCATATACTCAAAAAGAACCTTAGACTGTCTGAATGCTGCTCCGACCACAACTACCTTTCTGCGGGGCAATATGAGCGCCCTAAGCACAGCATAGAGTGAAAGCATGAATGATTTACCGAAGCCTCGACTAGCAATGAGCATAGGAAACTTTCTGAGCCAAAGCTCCTTTAAGAAAAGCGACTGAGAGGGAAGTAGCTGTACGTTAAGTATGTGCTTGGATATAAACGATAAATATTCTGGCCTAGTCATAAGATAAGACAGACGGTGCGTAAAATCGTCTGAGGTTGGATCTACGAACGACATAGGATTGAATAGGTCTATATCAATATTATCAAGACCTAGCCAAGCTTCATCGATGTTTTTTATTTTATTTGTTGCCATGAATTTATAACCCTGTCTGCAAATCCGTAGTAAACAGCATCTTCTGCGTTAATATACCAATCTCCAGATTTTAGCTTCGTATTTAAAAAGTTCTTTACTTTAGAAGTACAACCCTTTCCATATTTTTCTAAGAAGTATTGGCCGTTTACACACTGTGAAGCGTATATGTCTAGCATGATATCGCATATATACTTTTCGTATTTAATCCAATTTTGGACATTGAGATAATGGCCTCCAGCAGCACTGCTGCCGTAGTGAGACATAAAATAAGTATTTGGTGTTATTAGTCTAGAATCTGCCGCTTGAAATATAATACTACTCATGGATTCTGCTTGCCCGTATGCAACAATAGTTACGTGACACTTAGACATAGTTATAGCATCATAAATAGCCATACCATCAGACCACTCGCCTCCAACGCTCTGCATATGAATGACAATTGGTTTGTCTGATTTTAATTCTAAAGCCCTTATATTCTTTAAGAAAGTATTAGACATTTTGTACTCAACTCCCGGATTTTCATCGTCTCCAGAAGTGTAATAGTTGTGTAAAAATATTTCTCTTGTGTCTAGGTTAGCGCCATAATTGTGCAAATCGTATAGGAGATCTTTGTCATTGTTGTTCATCTTATGTCTTTCTCCCGATAGTATACATTTCGTTAATTCGCTTGAAAATGCTGCTAACAGCAAGGAATGCTGTATGTTTGTCTCCGCAGAAGAGTACGTGTACGTCATTGTATAACTCAAATTCTATTAGGCACTTTAACATATACTTACCAGTTATTTTTAACGAAGCCTTGTTCTTTACTGGTATCCTAGTGTCTTTGGGAAATTTTATCAAATCTTCTAATGAGAATTCAAGAACAAGATATTTATGAGGGAATGGCTCCATCCTGTCTATTTCATTTAAGAAAGCGTATTTCTTTTGTCCTAAATTAATAGCTAATTCTTCTACGCAACCTTTACGCTCTATACATATCTTGTCTTCTAGTCCTTCAATTGTATAGTCTCCAGTGTCTAGCTTGTGTTCTATCATTCCAGCACAAGTATTAAACTTGCTGAAATAATATCCATCTTGCTCTCTAGTGTCTTTAATAACCGTAAAGTCTGGAGCTTGTTTATATTTTGCCATTAATAATCTCTCTGAATAAATTTTCGTAATGGGATTCTTTTCCAGTTATAGATTTATGACAGTGGTTGCACAAAGTGATTCCGTTTGAAGGCTCATATCGAAGAGAAGACGCGCTAGACCATTTTTGTATGTGATGAACGTTTAAGTTTTTTCTACTCTTGCAGTTAGGCATCTGGCACTTAAATCTATCTCTATTAAGTACAGATATTCTAAATTTCTTATATTCTGGATCGTTATAGTCTCTTCTCATAATGCATATACTTTATCTATTCTGAAGTATCTTCTTATTTTCCTACAAATTATACGTGTTTGAATCGAATTATCTTGTTTGGTAATTAATCTCATAAGTCTTTGCATAGCTATTTCGCAGGCATCGTCGGGGTCAGAAGCCTCTATAAAGAGTATGGCAAATGGGCTATGAAACTCATACAAATTAAATCTCATTAATTCTTCGTAAACATCAAAAAAGTCTACAAATAGTTTATAGTTGCGCATCCAACATAAGTTTTATTAACCCCTCCAAGTTGGTCTTGGGTTGCCAGCCCAGTTTATTTTTGGCTTTTGAACAATCTCCTTTTAAATAGTCTACTTCCGATGGCCTGTAAAATTCTTGATCTATTACATATAAATTTCTATAGTCTGTTATTCCAGCAGTATAGAAAGCTATGTTTAAAAACTCTGCTATGGTGTGAGTTTCTCCTGTGCATACAACATAATCTTCTGGGTGTTCTTGCTGTAGCATAAGCCACATTGCTTCTACATAATCACCAGCATATCCCCAGTCCCTGTAAGCTTCTAGGTTTCCGAGTCTTAGTTTTGGGAACTTATCGTTATTTATACTAATGTAATCGTCGCTAAAAAATAATATTGGATTTTCATAAGAATTCCTCCAATGAATAAAATCGGCTATCCATTTGATAATTTTTTGCGTAACAAAGTTTGCGCCCCTACGTGGACCTTCGTGATTAAATAGTATGCCAGAGCTAGCGTGTAAATCATAACCACCGCGATACAAACTAACGGCATAATGAGCGGCGCACTTAGAAATCGCGTATGGTGACTGTGGCATGAACTTAGTGTTTTCGTTTTGGTATTTATTTCCCATTTTGTCCAAATCATAAGAGCTTCCAAACATTTCGCTAGAAGAGGCTTGATAAAACTTAACGTGTCGCATATTTAGGTCTACAAGGCTCTGTAATAAGTTTAGACAGCCTTTTCCAGTAATATCCCATGTAAGTGCTGGTTGCTTAAAAGAGGTTGCCACATGCGACTGTGCCGCTAGATTGTAGACTTCATCAACGTCTTCGTTATCTTTGAATATATTAATTACACTACTTACATCCGTGATGTCTCCCTCGATTAACTTGAATCTTTCGTGATTGATAATATGTTTAATTCTTTGTGTATTGTCCGTACTGCAACGCCGAGTGACGCCAACGACATAATATCCTTTATCTAAAAGAAGATCTGCTAGGTGGCTTCCATCCTGTCCCGTTATTCCTGTGATTATTGCTTTCATTTTATTTCCTAACTATCCAAGAATTTTTATTAACAAACTCAATACGTCCTTTGAAATTTTCATCAACCGCTTTAACAACGCCGGGGAAGTGTGTTGAATAATCGTGTCCAGCTATATATCCACCATTTTTTACTTTTGGAAGCCAATGTTCTATATCTTTTTTTACAGCCTCGTAAGTATGAGTCATATCTATATAAACAACGTCGCAAGAAAGATCGGCAAATGTTTTAGAGGCTTCAATGGAATCCATGCGTATTGGCATGAATTTTCTATCTCCCATATTGTTTAAAAATATTTCATATATGTCAGTTACTGTTGCTAATTTATGTGTAGTTTCAAGTTCATCTGGTGATCCTTTCCATGTATCTACTATATAGATATTTATTCTAGAACCAGCAATATCGCAAAGATAAGAAGAACTGCTTCCTAACCAAGCTCCACACTCGACAAATGTTCCTCCGTCTGGAACTTTAGAAACAAGAAAATCAAATGTATTCTTGTAATCAAACCATCCTTGTATTTGTTCGTAATTTTTCATTTTATCCAACTTTTTAATGCATTGTGAAAACAATAGCCCTTAACGGAAAAGAAATCTTCTGGCTGTCCGCACTCCAAGTAATCATTTGGATTATCTTTAAGATGAGACAATATGTTTGTTTTATATTTTACTCCTATGTATTCTGAAATATACATTGTTAACAAAAGAGGGCCGTGATATGGCTCATCTTTAAGTTCATTTAATAGCTTAGTAAGTATAGGGTTGTTTGGTAAGCAGGCGAATACACCATTACAAACATGGAAAGCTTTTCTATTTGGATTAACGCAAAAAAAACTTTTTGTTATAAGATTATCAAACCTTTTGCTGCATAAAAAATCAACATCTAAGTATATACCGCCATACTGATTAAGTAGGTAATAACGTAGTATATCTGCTTGAAAGGCGTACTTATTTATTTTACCATATCTTTCCATTTGTGACTTGCATTTATCTGGCATATCAGGAATATTTTCATTACACCAAAACTTGTATTCGTAATCATAAAAAATTTTACGATTAATATCGCAGTATCTTTTTATGTGGTCAGGCATTTGGTTTGGCCCTATCCATATTTGATGAAGTATTTGTGGAATCATTTGAATTGATAGATATTAATATATCTTGAGTATCCTAAGTGATTATTATTAGATTCTTTTTCTGATATTATCAAATAGTCATTTAGGCTGAATGGTGTAATGTTTGTGTTTATTTTGTAAAAACCCCATCCGCTTTTATGAGAAATATTATCTTTCACATCATTGAAGCTAGTGCATGAAAAAAATTTACATGAAGATCTACACTTATTTACAACGTGTATACCTAAGTCGATTGTCATATGGAATAAAACATCTCTACAAATAATTAAATCTACATATGGGTATTGTTCTGTAACAATATCCTTAGTTTCAAATTTAATATCATGGGAGCCATAGGATTTTTTATTGTCACTAATCATTGTTTCACAAGCGTCCCACCCTACATAAGTACAGTTAGATAAATCTACTTCCTTAAACCAATTCCAATCACCACACCCTAAATCAAGTATTGATGTTATATTTAGTTTTTTTATGTAATAAGTCAATAGTTCTATAGTTTTTTGAGCATTAACAATATGGCTTCCCGGACCAGAAAGAGATTCATGTCCTTCTTTTCTTTTTCTAGAAACAAATGATTTTGCTAAATTAAAATTGGTTTTCATGGCTTATAATCGTAAAGTTTAAAATCTTCTTTGTAAATAGAGTATACTATGTCTTTTGTTTTTTGGTTATATGCATCCATGTAGTTTTTATATTTACGTGTACCAGCAGTTTTAGAGTAATGATAGTTTACGTTTAAGCCAGCTTTTAAAGAGTCTTGTCTGAAATTCTCAAGCTTAATAATATGATCTACAACATAATCATCGAGATGTGTGTAGTAAAACTGAGGGGCGAAATGACTACAAGCATATTCTTTTTCAAAGCTCACATAAGCACATTTCTCTAGTTCTTGAGTTATAAATTCATCGAAAGTAAACTTAGTAGACTTACCGTTATAAAAATAACAGGATAGTATTCTTTCATAGGGGCGTCGAATAGTAGATATAGTCTTGTATGTTTTAAAATCTACGCCAAAAGCTTTATAAAGATTAAGACATGCGTGTTGAAGATATATGTTTATTTTTTTATCGAACCCAAACATTATATTTCTATCTGGTTCTTTCGCATTAAGCTTGTAAGATAAACCCAAGTATTTATCTCTAAGGGTATGCTCTAATGATGTACCGCCAGTTTTGCCGGGGTGAAGAAGTATTATTTTGGGATTTTCTATTTTCATTTGGTTGACCTGACTATAAAAAACACCACCAATAACTCAAACCCAATCGCCAACGACCAACATGGTAAAATTACAAATAGTGATTCGGGGTCCATACTAATCCTTTACTGTTTCTGGACTTAAAAATGGTTGATCAACTGTTCCGTCTTCATATTTATGGAAAGATGACAATCTTTCCTCTTCCTTCTTCATCGCCATTCTCATTTTTTCCATCTCAATACCGTAACGCTTCATCTTCTCAGGATCTTGCATCATCGACGCAACCCAACTTGTGAAGCTCTGCTTGCTATCTTCCAACCTTTTGATTCTTTGTTCGCGGGTTCCCTTCATTTCGCGCAACATGCTGGCTTTTTTCGCTTGTAGTTCTCGGTAGTCACGATTGAGGCTTTCTTGTGACGCCCTTAGTGAAGCAACTTGTCGTTCTAGGTTAATAATGTAATCATGATCTTGCTGATCTTTGTCTCTAGAGCGTTCGTCCTTTATCATCTTGTCGTATATGTTTATTTGTTCGATATTCTCCTTGTTACCCTTCAGGCATCTATTCATGAGTATCTCAAGCTTAATAACATCAACGACTTGTAACTCTTCTGTTGGGAATACGTCATCCTTGAACTGTGAGATGATTCGGGACCAGTGATATTTGAATAGCTCTAATTCATGGTCAGTAAATTGGGCCTTTAGCTCAACCCAGTAGGGGCGGTCTTCAAGAGAGTAAGCTGCGGCTTCTTCGTGGCTTAGGCCAACTTTAAGTTTGCGTTTAATAAAGTTTTCTACAGAAGTTGTGTCCCTATTTAACTTCTTAGCAATATCCTCTGGTGTCATGCTATTGACCAGTCTAGATATTATACGTTCTTCGTCTTTGGATATGCGGCCCTTACGCATCTTTTAAAATTTCCTTGATCTTGTTTATTATTTTTTCTTTTTTATTCTTGTTGATGGAAACACCATTTATCATCTTCAGATAATCTTCCCTCATGTTTGAAGGCAGCTCTTCATCTATAATCTGAAGTATTTCTTTGTTTATTAAATATTCTTCTATGTCAAAATTTTCTTTTATATAGTTTTCATCTGATATATAGTTTGGGGATTTTATTTTCTTTTTCTCTGTGTTATCCTTTAAGTAATGATTATCTCTAATAAAATTTTTAAGTCTATTGGAAAGATGTACTGATAAGAAATTTTCAAGAGGTCGCTTGCAGTCATATCTATCAAGAGCGTCTAAGCATATGATAAATGATTCCTGTTTTATGTCATCTATTTCGTAGCCATGAAAAGTATATCGTGGAGCTATTTTATCGACTATTAAGCTGATTGTGTCGAAAACTTCTTGCTCTGTTAAATTGTCTGGAATTTTCATTTACTGTCCTGCCACATGAAGATTTTCCATTTTTTACCATCATAGAATAGAAGGTTGTCGTTTTCATCATCGTAGATAATTGTGCCTTTCTTTGCGTCGGCTGATTTTTGTTTGGTTGGCTCTAAGACGAGTTGTTTGGTCTTTATTTTTTTAACGTTTAACTGAGAGCTTTTTAAGATTAGTTGTTTTGTATAGTTGCATATATAACCCCTAGTTTGTTCTGACATAGCATCAAAAGAATGGGCGGCTATTTCTCCATCCGTTCTCGCTAGGAACGTATTAGGTTCCATCTTGATTAAATTGGGAATAGAGGGGGAGCTTGAACTAGTTATGACTGAGTTAGTCTGTAGTAGTAATTCATTGATTGTTTTTGGTATGTAATTACTAACCGCTATATATTTGGTTTCATCAGAGTAATAAAAGTTTCTAGGTCTAGAAGACATTATCCTGCCAGTCTTCTTAGATTCATAGAATAATGGGAATTCTCTGTTTAAGATATTATTTCTTATGTTTCCAATCCCAACTTCTGACAAAACTTCGCCTTTATTTTTATCCATTAGCTGGACTAAATAAAAGAAGTCTACATCTTCGCCAAAAACACATGACAACTTATTCTTATCGCAACATATCGCGTGATTGTTTACAGCTGATTCAATTAATTCGCTACACTCTTTTAAGGGTTCGACGCCACCAAGCTCTATATCTAAAGTAAATCTAGATATTTTACCAATCTCAATCGCCAGCTGGTTCGTTATCTTCAGATTCAATTCTTTCATCTTGTTTTCCTAAAAGATCTATCAATGGCCTATCCTCGTTGTTCATTTCTTCTGCTGCGGCCATGTCACAGCTTGCTGTAGCTTTACAATTCAATTGGCAATCTAATTGTTTACGATCATTCATATTGTTTCTCCTTATATGAGATTATACACAATGTACAATAAAATAGCAATTTTTGATTCTATTCGGGGCTGACTAGTATAGATCGGGTAATACATTTAAATAAATTTTGATGATTGTGTTTGGACCACCCTCGTTTTTTCAGGGGGGCATAGTAAGAATATTTTGTAAGTTATAATTGGGCATACCTAGAAAGTGGGGTTTTATATGGGCCTCGCACCCCCTATTAGCAGGGTAAAGAAAAAAACTTTTGGCACGATATTTGCAGTACGAAAAAATCCAAAAATTTTTCAAGAAAGTACTTGACAACTGACGATTAGGTATATATACTTAGGACATAAGAAACAAACACTAAACAAAAGGAAAAGAAATGACTAAGTTTCTCTCATACTTTGAAGCAAACGGAATTAGATACACTATCCTGAATAAGATGAGAATCTTTCTCTCACGGAATAATCGAGTAGTTGCTGTTCAGCCTCAAGATGCTGTGCTGCAAAAGCCTTCTCAAGATCCCTTGCTTGTTCGATTCTGGCAAAATGAGTTAGATAGGGCTTATAGCAACTAAGGAAAGGGAAGGGCAGGAATTGCCTGATTCTACCACAAAAACAACGAATTTGACAAAAAAATATTTTAGGGCTTGACAGACGATTGCCGATACAGTACGATAGAGAAAAGCAACCAACTAAGGAGATTATCATGGGACTTGACTTTGACTACTTCGCTGATCTTGAGGCATAT